ACACCAGGGACTTACGGTCCTGATGGTCACGAGATAACACCACCAGTTTATTACCCAGGGTGGGCGTATGATGTAATGTCTAGCGACCTACTTGATTTCGGAACATACGAAGTATTCCCAGGGAATGCAGCAGCACATAGTTTTATGGGTTGGCCAAGAGGCGCAGAGGTACCTCCGGCAGAGTAAAGCGTTAAATAAAATTATTGCACGTAATAATATAACCATGCTAAAGTAGCATACCCAATTAAGTTAAATTAAATAAAATAAAATGGAATTCAATTTACCAAGCCAGATTGTAAAAGATCTAAGTTTCGGAGACGAAGCACGTAATAAAATATTGTCAGGTGTTTATAAATTATCAAACGCAGTCAAGTCCACATTAGGGGCTTCAGGAAAGTGCGTGATATATGAGGACGCAATGGGCAGACCGGTGATAACAAAAGACGGGGTAACCGTTGCAGAAAGCGTAGTCTTAATGGACCCGGTCGAGAATATAGGTGCTACCTTAATAAAGGAGGCAGCTAATAATACAGTGAAAGAAGCAGGAGACGGTACTACTACAGCTACCGTCCTTGCTACTTCATTATTAACAGGATTAAACAATTACAAGGGTGAAGAAAAGATTAGAAGTATTAAAGACGGCATTTCTGAATGTTATAAAGAAGTTGTGGATTACCTTGACAATGCCAGCATACCAGTTGAAGGCGAAATGCTTAGGCAAGTTGCTTATATTAGTTGCAATAACGACAGTAGTCTTGGAGACAAAATTGGAGAAGCTTTTGAAAAAGTTGGCAAAAATGGAGTCGTTCTAATGGAAGACTCTGAAACAAATGATACTTATGTTGATTTTGTTGAGGGGACACAATTTGAAGCGGGTATAAAATCTCCGCATTTACTAACTGACAAAGACAAAGGTACGGCAGTGTTGGAAAACCCGTATGTATTAATAGTTAGTTCGAACATACCAAGTGTACGACGTATACAGAGTATATTGGAGCATGTAGTTAAAACTAAAAGAGCATTACTTATAGTCGCACCTATGGATCAGCAGCCGTATGCCACTTTATTAGCCAACAAGGTTAAGGGCAATATTAAAGTCAATATTGTTGACCTACCCGGTTTTGGCCCAACTAAGCAAGACACTATAGAAGACCTGGCCATATTAACCGGCGCTACAGTCGTTAACGAGGAGTTAGGGGATGATTTAGATCTTATTAGCCCTGATGTATTAGGAGAAGCAATTAAGTCCGTTACAGACGCTAAAAACACTACGTTGCAAATTAAAGAAGCAACCGAAGATCTATCAGATAGAATAGCAGAAGTAGAAAACAAAATTGACAAAGAAACAAACGGATATATTAAAAAGAAATTAGAGCAGCGTTTATCAATGCTAACTGGTAAGGTTGGTGTTATATATGTAGGAGCCGATTCTGCCGTAGAGTTAAAAGAAAAGAAAGACAGAGTAGAAGACGCTATTCACGCAACTAAAGCTGCTTTGCAAGAAGGTATTATACCAGGTGGTGGAACTGCTTTATTAAATGCGTCTCAACTTATAGAACCCAAGAATGACGGGTACAAAATATTGCTAGAAGCAATACAATCACCTTATAACATTATATTAGATAACGCAGGTTACTCTGATTATATATCACCCAAAGAAAAATCTATAGAAGCCGGTAGCGGTGAAGAAGACGATTGGGTTGGTGTAGGTGTTGACGTCACTTGTGGGTGTTATAAAAGAATGGTTCATAACGGTATTATAGATCCGGTACTGGTAACTAAGTCTGCATTAAAGAATGCGATAAGTGTTGCTACTACTATTATCTCAGCCGATTGTATAATCTCAAATGTAAGATCTCTTGAAAGCAATTAATTATTATATCGTAATAGATAAGATAAAGGAAGCGCCGAAAACGGTTGCTGGCCTAGAATTAACTGAAACACAGAACACAGACATTAGGTATTTAAAAGCCGAGGTTATAAGCGCTGGAGACAAGGTTGATTATATAAAAGAAGGTAGTGTTGTTAGATATGATAAACACGCTGGTCACGGGATAGAATGGAATGACAGGATGTACCATGTTATTACTATAAACGATATTGTTTTAGTTGAATGAGACTAAGCGCACAAGATTTAAGGAATAAGAACATATTTAAGTATTACAGGCTTGTCAGAAGATGGGCTTGTAAAACTTACGATTTGAAAGATGCAGATTTAGAGTTACTTATTTATTTAGATTGTAAAAACCATTTTATACGTAATGATTTTATTAAAGGTGCATACACCTATTCTTGGGATAAAGCAAGGTGGGAAAGATTACGTAAGAACGATTGGATAACTGTTTTTAGCAAAAGAAACAGGACAACAATGAAGTACAATACGTATACAACTTCTTTTAAGTGTAAGCAACTTATAACTAGAATATATAGAATACTACTAGGTGAAGAAGATTTGCCTACATCAGAAAGGAGTACTTTTTATAAAAACAAAACATATACCGATAAGGTTTTCAATCATGCGATTGATAATATGATTAAAGATAACGAACGATAAAACAAACACTATGGCATTTAGGCTAAAACCGCATTCTGAAATATTTGGCTTGCATGACGCTACATCAGAGTTTGGCACACCTGTTATTATAAAAGACGATTTGGAAAAAGGAGTACAGGCAGAGGCTAATAGAGATGGAACAATCTTTGTTAGCTCAGACTTGCCTGAAAGCAAAGTGCAAGATGCTGTAAACCACGAAAAAGTTCATTTAGATCAAATGGCTTCTGGTAGATTGCAATACTCAGACGATTCTGTTACTTGGAAACGAGATACTAGATCTCCTGCTAGAAAATACGACAGAGCTACAATGAATGAGGGGCACCCTGATTTTGAGTGGGAAAACGAAGCATACAAACAATCATAATTATGGGATTAAATTTTAGAGGAGAAGCTAATAGGCTAGGCAAAAGAAACCAACACGGGTTTCAAGAAAAATCGGCGCCAGGTCCAAGACAAGGCCAAGGTGGTGATCAGCCAGGTAGTTTAGCTAGAGCAGAAAAAAGGTTTGGTAACATAACTAGTCCTGCTAAAATAAAGAAAAACTTTTACGGAGGCGAAGCTTATTTCCAAGACGGATATAGTGGAGACTTAGGAAAGAGTAGGCCTATAACGCAAAAGTCAAGATCTCCTTTAAAAATAAATGAGGCATTGGTTACAGGAGCAGGTAGAGCAGCAAAAAAGTTTGTGGATATTGGCTCTTCTATGTCAGAAGGCTTTAGCCCACCAGCACCTGCTACGGCAGTAGATCCCGGAGGCCCAGAGCCATTAGCCGCGGATTTAGATCCTAACGTTAATGACGGAACAAAACCACCAGCAAATACAGAAACAACAAAAACAGATAAAGATGAATAACAAACCAATTACAGCCAGGGTTAAAAGTGGCATGTTCAAAACAAAAGAGCCTTTACTAAATGTAGGACCGGCTGGAGTTGACGGAAACAATAAGACTCGCACTATGCCTTCTCCAAGTAAAATGAAAGGCTACGCAATGAAGTCTTCACCTTTTAAGCAAGCAAAAACAACTAAGGACGTTGTTACAGAGGCTATTAAAGACCAAATAACAGACAAGGGCATAAGTCTTGAAAAAATAACAAAGACAAAAAAACCCGGATCTAGCGGAACCCCTCCTGTAGTTACTACAGACAACTATGATGCTGCTGTTGCGGCTGAAGGAACAAAAATTGTTGACCCCTCTAAAATTACCCCAGCTATGACAGCTGAAGCTAATAAGAGAAGAGCAGATGCTAAAGCAAAAGACGAAGCCGCCTCTAAAGCGGGGACTAGCGGAACAGAAGGTAAAGAAGAAAGTACAAAAACCGCTATTATTGAAAAAGTGGCACGCACAGGAGAGGCGTCAACTGCTTACGGTACTCGTAATAACTTAAGGAAAGCTAAGGTAGCTGCTCGTAATGCAAAAAAATACCAAAGGAAACAAGATAAAGCCGACCGCAGAAAAGATCCAGAAAAGTATGATGCAAAAGAACAAAGACGCGCCAGAAAAGAAACTGCATCTCAATCAATAAAAAAAGTTGCGGACTCTGAAGTAAGAAACGCGCAAATACAATCTAAACAAGGTAAAACTGGGTTTTCAGGAAATAAAAGAACGGTGCTGGACGATGTTAATGTACAGCAAGGAGAAAAAACCACGAAAGAGCAAAGAGACCTAGGAACACCTGTTACAATGAAAAACACAGGATTCTTTAAAAAGAAATCACCTATGAAAATGAATTACTTTAAAAAGTGAAAGCAAAAGGACTAGGAGATACAATAGAAAAAATTACAACCGTAACCGGAATAAAGAAAGCTGTTAAGGCTTTGCCATGGGATTGCGGTTGTGATAAAAGACAGAAAGCATTAAATAAGATGTTCCCGTATAAATAATAATTAAATTTAATTAAATGAAAAAAGATTACACTGAATTCGAGGTTGTCAAAGACAATCAGCTTAGCGAATCCGAATTAAAAGAATTGCAAACAGCTGTTGACAGGGTCAACGAGGCACAAATGCAAATAGGCGGCATTGAAGCCCACAAGGCTAAGCTGCTAATTGACATCGCTTTGTTTACTAAAGAGGTTGAAAGCACACAAAAAATACTTGCGGCAAAATATGGCGACGTAAGTATTAATCTTAACACGGGAGAATTTACAGACAATGCAGCTGATAAGAAAGATTAGTGTCGGCAAAGACTATAAGAATGATGCCATGCACTATACTGTTGGGCAGGAAGTGTACGGCGGTCATACTATAGAGAACATTATAGAAGAGGAAACAAAGTACTCAATCTATATATCAAAAGGGGATGTTATCATGCCGTGGAAAGACTTCAATAAGAATATGTCTATATCCGTGGAATACAATATTGCATGGTAGAATGCAGAGTGTATTTAATTACCTAGTATCGCCAAAAGGTGCTAGAACGACAGGACAAACAACTATCGACGGGCAAGAGCTATTGCTTAATACTGAATTACAAAACCATGAATACTCGAATAGAGTTGGCGTTGTTTTAAGTTTACCATTAGCGGAGAAATATAAAGAAATAAAAGAAGGTGATGAGGTTATAGTACATCACAATGTATTCAGAAGATTTAGAGATGTAAGAGGTAAAGAGAAAAATAGTAAAAGCTATCTAACTGAAGAAACCTACTTAGCGCAACCTGATCAGATATACGCTTACAGAAGAAACGGTGAGTGGAAAGCATTAGAAGGTTTTTGCTTTGTAATGCCGGTTAAAGAAACCAAAATGTTTTCAATGGATTTTGAAAAGCCTTTAATAGGACTTATTAAGTACAGCGAAGAAATAGGTCTTGACACATTGATAGGTTTTAGACCTACATCAGAATACGAGTTTATTATAGACGGGCAGAGGTTATACCGAGTACCCAACAATTCAATTACAATCAATTATGGACATAAAGGAAACGAAGAGGAATATAATCCGAGCTGGGCACAGAGCAGTAGAGGAACTCATTAAAGTAGCTAAAGAAGACATCGTGGATTCAGACGATGACATTTCAGCAGACAGACTTAAGAATGCAGCAGCTACAAAAAAGCTAGCTATATTTGACGCATTTGAAATACTTAACCGTATTGAAGAGGAAGAAAGAATCCTCGAGAATAAACCTAGGCAAGAAGTTGAAACTACTAGCTTCGGTGGATTTGCTGAAAATAGATCCAAATAATGTATACCCAAGAACTATACCAAATAATAGAACCTATAAGACGCACCACAATTACGCGGCTTAATAAAGGTAAAAAATGGGAATATGGCTATAACAAGGAACATGATGTTGTTGTTATAAGCAAGACTGGACAAATAGGCGAAATCTATAATATACAAAATCTAAAGATAGCGCTGCCTAAATCTCCAGGCAAATTAAGTAAAGCTACTAACAAATGGACTCCAGAGGAATACCCAAAAGAATTGAAAGGCATAAAAAGCATTTTTGATTGGAGGGATTACCCTGAGGGATTCAAAACAAAATGGGGGGAATATATAGATGAAAATTTCAACAAAAGAGAAAACGGTCATTGGTTCAATAATAAAGGCGTGGATACTTACCTTACTGGTACTCACTTTATGTACTTGCAGTGGACCAAGATTGACGTTGGGCAACCTGACTTTAGAGAGTCAAACAGATTATTCTTTATATTCTGGGAAGCTTGTAAAGCCGACAGAAGATGTTATGGTATGTGTTATCTCAAGAACAGACGTTCGGGTTTTTCGTTCATGGGGTCAGGGGAGACAGTTAACCTCGCAACCATATCAAGCGATGCACGGATTGGAATATTGTCCAAATCTGGGGCCGACGCGAAGAAAATGTTCACCGATAAGGTTGTACCCATATCTGTTAACTACCCATTCTTTTTCAAACCAATACAAGACGGAATGGACCGTCCCAAGACAGAACTCGCATACAGAGTACCAGCATCCAAATTCACACGACGCAGACTCGATTCGAATGACAAGACGGAATCACTCACGGGCCTCGATACCACCATTGACTGGAAGAACACCGGGGACAATGCGTACGATGGGGAGAAACTTAAACTCCTCGTCCACGATGAGAGCGGTAAATGGGAAAGGCCGAACAACATCCTCAACAACTGGAGGGTCACGAAGACAACATTAAGATTAGGTAGTCGTATTATTGGCAAGTGCATGATGGGATCAACATCAAACGCATTAGATAAAGGAGGAGAGAATTTTAAAAAGCTATATAATAGCTCAGACGTAACTAAAAGAAATGCCAACGGTCAAACTAGATCCGGACTGTATTCCTTGTTTATTCCCATGGAATGGAATTACGAAGGCTTTATAGATGAATACGGGCACGCTGTATTTAATACGCCACCAGAAGGCACTGTGGACCCGCACGGAGACGTTATAGACGTCGGGGTTATAGAGCACTGGAATAATGAGGTTGAAGGATTAAAAGGCGACCAGGATGCTCTAAATGAGTTTTACCGACAATTCCCTAGAACAGAGGAACACGCTTTTAGAGATGAAACAAAAAATAGTATATTTAATTTAGCAAAAATATACGAACAAATAGATTACAACGAAGACCTAAGAAACAGTAATGTATTAACTAAAGGTAGTTTTCATTGGGAAAACGGTGTTAAAGATACCAAGGTAATATTTACACCAAACCCTCAAGGAAGATTTTTAATTTCTTGGACACCTGAATATAATATACAAAACAGACAAGTAATTAAGAACGGCGTTAAACATCCTGGCAATGAACACATGGGTGCTTTTGGCTGTGATAGTTACGATATATCAGGTACAACTGACGGCAGAGGATCCAAGGGTGCTTTGCACGGTTTAACCAAATTTAGTATGGAAGATGCTCCACCAAGTACTTTCTTTTTAGAGTATGTGGCAAGGCCTCAAACCGCTGAAATATTTTTTGAAGATGTTCTTATGGCCTGTGTATTTTATGGAATGCCCTTGTTGTGCGAAAATAACAAGCCAAGGCTTTTGTATTATTTTAAAAGAAGAGGTTATAGAGGTTACTCTATGAATAGACCAGATAAGTTATGGAACAAGTTATCTGTGACTGAAAAAGAAATAGGTGGAATACCAAATTCAAGTGAGGATATAAAACAAGCACACGCTGCTGCTATTGAAATGTATATAGACAGACACGTAGGGCTTAATGACGAAGGAGAGTACGGGACAATGTATTTTAATGAGACGTTAAACGATTGGTCTAAATTTGATATAAATAATAGGACGAAGTATGATGCAGCTATTAGCTCTGGGCTTGCCATAATGGCTTGCAACAAAGATCTATATAGGCCTAGTAATGTTAGGCAGAAGCAAGTTGTTAATTTAAGATTTGCGAAATATACCCACGAAGGTAACGCATCAAAAATAATAAAAAGATAATATGGCGATAAATGCAGTAAATAGTTTTTTCCCTAGCCAGGTGGTAAGTGACCAAGAAAAAGTTTCTGAGAGTTACGGATTACAGGTTGGTAGAGCGATTCAAAACGAATGGTTTTCCAGTAATACAGGGACAACTCGCTATAGAAGTAATCAAAATACTTTTCATAATTTAAGGCTATATGCAAGAGGTGAACAGCCTGTGCAGAAGTATAAAGACGAACTTTCTATTAATGGGGATTTATCTTACTTGAATTTAGACTGGAAACCCGTTCCTATACTATCAAAGTTTGTTGATATAGTTGTAAACGGTATTGCTGATAGGTCTTTTGATATTACTACTTATTCACAAGATCCGTACGGTATAAGTAAAAGATCTGCTTATATGGAATCCGTAATAAGAGATAAGCAAACGGAAGAGCTTAACAATTTTGCGCAAGAAAACTTTGGTATTAATCTTTTTGAAAACCCCCCAGAAACATTACCCGATTCACAAGAAGAGCTTGACATACACATGCAGCTTACTTACAAGCAAGGTATTGAAATAGCGGAGGAAACTGCCCTTAATACATTACTTGACGAAAACAGATATGATTTAACAAAAAGGAGAACTTATTTGGATCTTGCTACTTTAGGTATTGGAGCTGTTAAAAATAACTTTTCAGAATCAGAAGGAGTAACTATTGATTACGTTGATCCAGCTTATTTAGTATATTCTTATACTGAGGACCCTTATTTTCAAGACATATATTATGCGGGAGAAGTTAAGTTCGTGCCAATAAACGAGCTTAAAAAGCAATTCCCAAATTTAACGCAGGATCAATTAGAAAGAATCCAGCAACAAGGAACACAAAATTACGGCGTCTTTGATACTAACGTCAGCAACGAATATAACAACAATAGAGATTCAAACGTCATACAGGTTTTATACTTTAATTATAAAACTTACATGAATGAAGTATACAAAGTTAAAGAAACTTCCACAGGAGCAACTAAGATAATAGTAAGAGACGATCAGTTTGATCCACCAGTAGAAATGCTTGAGGAGCAATTTGGCAAAATGTCAAGATCACTTGAGGTACTTTACGAAGGGGTAATGATTGTTGGTACTGATATTATGCTTAAATGGGAAATGGCGAAAAACATGATGCGCCCCAAAAGCGATGTGTCTAAGGTTAAAATGAATTACGCTATTACTGCCCCTAGAATGTATAAGGGTAGAATAGAATCATTAGTAAGCAAGTGTACAGGATTTGCTGATATGGTACAGTTAACTCACTTGAAATTACAACAAGTGTTACAAAGAATGATACCTGATGGTGTTTATCTTGACGCTGATGGAATCAACGAGGTTGATTTAGGTAATGGCACAAATTACAATCCACAGGAAGCACTGAATATGTTTTTTCAAACAGGTTCTATAATAGGTAGATCATTTACGCAAGAAGGAGACATGAATCCTGGTAAAGTACCTATACAAGAAGTACCTACTGGTAGTGGTGGTCAAAAGCTACAAACATTAATATCTACGTACAACTATTATCTTCAAATGATAAGAGATGTAACTGGATTAAATGAAGCAAGAGACGGGTCTACACCTGATTCTAGAGCATTAGTAGGTGTACAAAAATTAGCAGCAGCAAATTCAAACACTGCAACAAGGCATATACTTGACTCTGGGTTGTATTTAACAAGAGAGCTTTGTGAATGTTTGTCACTTAGAATATCGGATATAATAGAGTATCATCCAGCTAAGGAAGCATTTATAACCAAAATAGGTAAATTTAATGTAGGTATCCTGGAGGAAATGTCGGATTTATACATGCACGATTTTGGAATATCCCTTGAACTAATGCCCGACGCAGAAGAATCCGCTATGCTTGAAAACAATGTTCAGGTTGCTTTACAACAAGGATCTATAGATTTATCTGATGCTATTGACATACGAGAAGTTAAAAATATAAAGCTAGCAAACCAATTGCTAAAAGTTAAGCAGAAGCAACGACAAGCTAGGTTACAGGCAGAGCAACAAGCTAATATACAAGCCCAAGCCCAGGCAAATGCTCAAGCGCAACAGGTTGCTGCTCAGGCAGAAATACAAAAAGATCAAGCTCTATTTCAAACTAAGGCACAACTAGAACAACTCAAAGGCCAATTAAGACAACAAGAAATGTCTACGGAAGTAGCCGCCAAGAAAGAGTTAATGGGATTAGAATTCCAGTATAACATGCAGCTTAAGGGTCTTGAGGTAAACAAAAATCAAGCCAAAGAAAAGGAAATGGAGGATCGCAAGGACCAACGCACAAGAATACAAGGTACTCAACAAAGTGAAATGATCGAGCAAAGAAAAAACGATTCTCCAGCTAAAAACTTTGAGTCTGCAGGAAATGACGTAATGGACGGAGGATTTGGCTTAGGAGGGTTCGATCCTAGGTAATAATAATAATAGTAACAATAATTATATAATATTTTATCATGGAAGAAAATCAAGAAATTGCAGAACAGCCGGTAACAGAAGTCACGGTTGAGGATACAAGCCCAACATCAATGGGAGACGACGGAACAATTAAACTGGACATGGGCAAATTTACTGAGCCTGTGGCAGAAACACCTATCGAGCAACCAGTTGAAGAACAGCTAATTGCAGAAACACCAGCAGAGGCGCCAGCAGAACCTGTATTAGAAACAGCAATCGAGGACACTGTTTTAGAAGAGATAACAGAAGAAGAGGTTGTGGAACAAGTGGAAGAACTTGCTGAGCAGGTTGAACAAGCTGTAGTTGAAGCCAGCGCGGGCATTGAATTACCAGAAAATATACAGAAGGTTGTGGACTTCATGAACGAGACAAGCGGATCTCTTGAAGACTACGTTAAGCTTAATCAAAATTACGAGGATCTTGACGCAGAACAATTACTTAAAGAATATTACGCAGATACAAAACCTCATTTAGATAAAGAAGATATTGAATTCTTAATGGAAGACAAATTTCTTTATGACGAGGATATGGACGAGGAGCGTGACATAAAAAGAAAAAAATTAGCCCGAAGAGAAGAGCTAGCAAAAGCTAAAGCACATCTTACTGGATTAAAAGATAAATATTACGAAGAAATTCGTGGAGGTGCTAGATTAGCGCCTGAACAAAAGAAAGCGGTAGAATTTTTCAATCGCTATACAAAAGAAAACGAAACAGCAACTCAATTAGCTAAAAAGCAATCAGAGGTGTTTTTAAACAAAACAGAAAACGTTTTTAACCAAGATTTCAAAGGTTTTGATTATCAGGTTGGGGACAAAAAATTCCGTTTTAAAGTTAAAGACGCTCCTTCTGTTAAGGAGACCCAAAGTGACATTAACAATTTCGTCAAGAAGTTCTTAGACAAAGATAATGCAATGTCAGATGCTGCGGGTTACCATAAGGGATTATTTACAGCTATGAATGCAGATTCAATTGCAAATCATTTTTATGAGCAAGGCAAAGCCGATGCAATGAAAACGAGTATAACCAATTCGAAAAACGTACAAATGGGCGCGAGAGGCGTTCACGAAGATGTTAAAGCACCGAATGGTTGGTCAGTTAGATCTGTTGATTCCGGGGGAAGTGGTTCAAAATTAAAAATCAAAACATTTAAACACATTAAATAACAAAAATTATGGCATTTGCAACAGCGCCAGCTACATTAGCTAACCTGGCACATTTAACACCACGCCCTGTAAAAGGATTATTCGGAGACAACTATTTAGCTCTCGCGGATATGGATTGGGCACAACAATTTTTACCTGAGGTATACGAAAAAGAAATTGAGCGTTATGGAAACAGAACAATCACCGGATTTTTACGTATGGTCGGAGCAGAGATGCCTATGGCGTCGGATCAAGTAGTTTGGTCAGAACAAGGAAGACTACACATTGCTTACGATACTGCTACTTCTGGTGCAGCCGCAGCTAAAACTATTATATTACCTTCTCCTGGAGCAGATGGCAAAGTGCCATTACTAGGACCTGGTATGACAATTGTAGTAGCTAAAGGCAACACTACAGTAAAAGCTTTCGTAAAGTCTGTAGGGGCTTTAGCAGGTGGATTACAAACGTATAACATTGAAGTATATGATACTGCCAATGGTCAATTACCAGCAGCTTTAGCAGGGGCAACATCAGGAGCGCCACTTAGCTTATTCGTATATGGATCTGAGTATGGTAAAGGATCTAGCTTAGCTGGTAATTCAGTTGACGCTTCTTTTACAACTTTCAGTAACAAGCCAATCATCTTAAGAGACAAATATGCCGTTAACGGATCAGACGTTGCTCAAATCGGATGGGTTGAAGTTACTACTGAGATCGGAACTGGAGGATACCTATGGTACCTAAAGTCTGAGCATGAGTCTAGAATTCGTTTTGAAGATTACTTAGAGATGTCTATGGTTGAAGCCAAAGATGCTCAAAGTGCTTTCACTGACGCAGCGGGCGCTACTATCTCAGGTATGCAAGGTTTGTTTGATTCATTAGAAACTAGAGGACTAGTATTTAACGATCCAGATTTTGATGCCGCTACGGGTTTAACGCAATTTGACACTATATTACAAGAGCTTGATAAGCAAGGAGCGATTGAAGAGAACATGATGTTCTTAGATCGCGGTACTTCTTTAAGCATTGATAATATGTTGGCACAACAAAATTCTTATGGAGCAGGTGGTACATCTTACGGTGTATTTGAAAACTCTGAAGAAATGGCGTTGAACTTAGGATTTTCAGGATTCCGTAGAGGATCTTACGATTTCTACAAGACAGACTGGAAATACTTAAATGATTCTACAACTCGTGGACTTATTTCAGATATATCAGGAGTAATAGTTCCAGCAGGAACATCTACTGTATATGATCAACAATTAGGACAAAACATCTCACGACCTTTCTTACATATCCGTTATAGAGCTTCAGAAGCTGATGACAGACGTTTGAAATCTTGGGTAACTGGTTCAGTTGGTGGAAACTACACAAGTGACGAGGATGCAATGAATGTTCACTTCCTATCGGAAAGAACTATGTGTACTCAAGCAGCTAACAACTTTGTATTACTAAAAAATACATTGTAGTAAGTTTATTGTAATGATTACCCTCGTTGAATCTACGGGGGTAGTTATTACTACTATTAGCGACAGTAGCTAGTTATATTAAATAGTAACAGGCTATCGTCATACATTATTAACATTTATATTATATTATATTATGGCTAAAAAAGCTACAGCAAGCAAAGTTGAGGTTGCTCCTCAGGAAGAAGTAAAGCAAGTTGTTAAACCAATTGCTGAAATAAAAAAACCAAAAAACGAGTGGGTTATTAAAGACAGGCTATATGAGCTAACAAGATCGAAGCCCCTGGTTTTTACCTTGCCTACATCGCATGGTAATAAAAAAAGTTTATTACATTTTGATGAAGAGTTGGGTTACCAAAGAGAACTAAGATACGCAACAAACCAAAGATCCTGCTTTGTAGATGAGCAGCAAGGACAAGTGGTCATGGGGCGCATTGTATTTAGAGACGGTAAACTTAACGTTCCAAAAGAAAATGTAGTATTACAAAAACTATTATCTTTGTATCACCCAGCATTAAAAAGTGGAATATACGAAGAATACAAACCAGCACAACAAGCAAGCAATGAGGTTGACTGGATTGAGTTTGAATTACAAGCATTGAATCTAGCTAAGAGTTTAACTGTTGATGAAGCAGAGGCTATCTTACGCGTTGAAATGGGTGCATCTGTAACAGAACTATCATCTTCTGAAATAAAAAGAGATGTATTGATTTTTGCTAAAAAGAATCCAAACCTATTTATACAATTGGCTACGGATGAAAATACGCAATTAAGAAGTTTCGGAGCAAAAGCTGTTGAAATGGGTATATTAAATTTATCACAAGATCAAAGAACCTTTACATACGGAAATACCGGTAGAAAAGTAATGACAGTGCCGTTTGATGAGCATCCTTACTTTGCTTTGTCTGCATTTTTTAGAACAGACGAAGGTATGGAAATATACAAGGCAATAGAAAAAA